TAGAGGTACCCACCGAGCCCACTGCCGCTGAAACTACTGTTGCCGAAGCTCCTGGTACTCCTGTACCCGAGGCCCCTGTAGTTGGACCTTCCCCAGTTGAAGCTCCTATTTCTACGCCTCAATCTTCTATTGACCAACAACACCTGTCTAATCTTGAGCAGCAGAACGCTGACCTCCTGCGTCAAAGGGCAGAGTCCGAGCAGCGGGAAGCGTTAACTAATCTTGACCAGCAGGTGGCTCAATACCAACTTGAGCTAGAGCAAGAGGGTCTCACTACTGAACAGGCATGGTCTGTTGCTCAACGGGCCAAAGGGCAGTTCCAGCAGGTACAGCAGGCTAACCAACGGACTGATAGTGAAAGATTGTATCGAGACGCGCAGACTCGTGCTGTGCGGTATTTCTCCAAGCAGTATGGCGTCGATCCGGAAATCCTTTTGAAATACCCGGACCAAGAATCTATGGAAGACGCCGCCAAGCGCGAGTCTAGATTTGCGAAGCAGGCGAGGGAAATAGCGGAACTGAAGAGAAGTGTAGGTCCGCCCCCTCAGTCCTTTGACTCTAATCGAACTACTCCGGCAATGGCCATCTCATCTGAACGAGACCTGGATAGGTATAATGCTGGAGATAGGTCACCGGGCGCACTGGCGGCGGCGAGAAAAGCAGCAGGACTAGGTTAGCTTACCCAGGAGGTAGAAGGTCATGGCACAGACGGCGACGACTGGTAATCTGGAAAATGCCCAGAAGATCATTATTGCGGCGAGTAGGTACACAGAGGAGCATAATGCTCCAGCTCTAGCGCTGATAGAGAAGTTCAATCTCCCGAAGGGAGCAAAGCAGGTCACGGTTCCCAAGGTGGGGCCGATGACCATGTCTGATCTCACGGACGGTCAGGACATCGTGGATGAGGAAGACATTGGCATGACCACGGTAGACCTGACGGCCTCAGAGGTCGGGGCCAAGGTCATCCTGACCGACAAGTTGGTACGGCAGGCCGCCACCAACGTCTTCTCCATGATAGGCAGACAGCTTGGTGACGGTATGGCGAGGAAGAAGGACGAGGACGTTCTGGCTCTCTACACCAACCTAAATGGTGGTACCAAGTTGGGTGCTGCGACCAAGTTCATGAAGGCATCTAACGTACAGGGAGTTATTGCCCACGCGAAAGCCAACAAGTTTGGCAACCAGGTGTACATCCTCCACCACCCGAATGCGGTTGCATACCTCTCCAAGGAAGTGGCAACAGTCGCGTCCGCGGGGTCTGCCTCTATACCAGAGGGCTGGTCTCAGGACTTGCTGGGCAACTTCTGGGGTGGCCTTCGCCCCATGAACAATGTGGCGATCTTTGAAGACGGCAACATTTCAGAGGACTCTTCCGGTGATGGCATCGGCGTAATAGCCGACAAGACCGCTATGGCGGCACTTAACAGTGTGGAGACGCGAACTGAGCGTCAGCGTGACGCCTCTCTCAGGGCCACGGAAGTAGTGATGACTGCTGACTACGGCGTGTTCGAGCTAGATGATACCCGTGGCGCAGGAATCACATTTGACGTAACAGCTCTGGCGACTAACAACTAGGAGCGGTCATGGTTACTGGAATAACCGAGCGTAATCAGATGAAGGCAGAGTTGGTCAATCTTGGGTACTCGCTGAAGTACATAGATGACTGGCAGCCAAAGACGACACTGTATCGGCATAGGCCCGCCTATAACGCTGAGGGCGTCATGTCTGATGCCATCGGTACAGCGGTGCTAAATGTGCCCGGTAACCCTGATTACGTATTTCGTAAGTCTAAAATAGGGTTATTCCCCTGGATGCCCAGCGAGAAGTGTGAGTGCCAGTGGTGCGGAGTTGCGGGCTCTGAGCAAATCGAGGAACCAGTTACCAGTGTGGTAGCGAGTGTCCCCGAGTCCGCAAGTACCGTCGGTATCCAGGACGGTAGGTCCAGACCTGCCCAAATTCAGTGTACCGTGTGTGACTATGTGTCGGAAGGCGCGTCCCTTTCGGGTGCGCAGTCCAAGCTGCGGAGTCACGCAAAAAGTCACTAGGAGTAGTATGCCGGGGGCGGCTGTAAAGATAGGCCGAGGTCGCTCCCGGCAAACAAATATCGGCCTGTCGCAGGGCATAGAACCTGCTCAAATAATAACCTTAAAGGAGGTTAGGCATGGCATTCCCATTGTCAGTAAATTTATCGTATGGAATGGAAAAACGAGAGACTTCAGACCAAAGACAAAAACTTGGTACCAGGGCAACCACCCCTGATGGTAGAGTTTTCTACTATGCAGAGAATAGCGGTACAGCTATTACCCACGGTGGTTACTTGCTAGATGGTATCGCTGCTGTTGCGGCACATGATATGGATGTAGCGGCTGCTGCCACTTCAGCAGGAGAAACCACCTTTACTAGTGGAACTTCTCTTACCACGACTAAAAACCAGTATGCAGATGGCTATGTGTACTTTAACGATGGACCAGGGCAAGGTGAGACTTATAAAGTTAAGTCTAATACTGCTGTATCTGGTGCGACTGGACTCTCAATTACTATTGATGAGCCCGATGGACTTGTAACAGCATTGACCACCTCTTCGCTTTTTGGTCTCATGTACAGTCCTTACAAAGATGTAAAGATTATTGATGGTGATGGCACCATGACTACTGGAGTTATTGGCGTGTCTACTGCTCCTGTGACAGCGGATTATTTCTGCTGGATACAGACAGCAGGGCCATGTTCGCTAAGATTAGGAGCGCAGGTAGGCATTGTTGGTGACGCAGTAACCTGGTCGCAGGCAAGTGGAGAAAGTGGAGAGGCAGAAAGAACTGATTACTCCGATGAAGCAGATATTGCTAACATCGGTGTTGCAATGGGTATACCTGCGGTAGACTCAGACAATCAGTGGGTTATGCTGAACATCAGGAGCTAAGTGGTAAAGGAACTAGCTGATGCCGAAAGGCAAGGGGTATCCAAACAGGGGCAAGCGCCCTAAGAAGCGCAAGCCCTCTAAGTAGCCAAAAGAACTGAACTTTGGACTCCGCAGGGGGTTACGGATTACTCTGTACCCCCTGCGGGGCGCAATGTAGAGACTGATGGGTACGTGCAGGTACATGATCCCGTCACGGACAAACGGCATAAGTTCTGTGTCCTTTCGGTAGCCCTCACACTGCCCTAATCACTACCGCTGTCATTACCACACTGAGCCATCATCACGATAGGCTCTTTCCCTATGATTGGCTACGCAATGAGTGGCGTTCCCTCCGACGGCAACTTCTTGTCGGTAATGCTGTCGCTTAGGGGCTAGTCTATCCGTTTTTACATTCGTGGTATAATCCCACGAAGGGAGACGGTAGAATGGCTTTTAGTGAAGAGCGTCTCTACGGACGTTTCTTTGAGCACATGGAGTTCCTCTCTACCTGTGGTGTGCCTCTCTATATACGTTATTCCAGTCGAGACTTCCCTACTGACGTTGAGTACCCCTTGGAGGAAGTCTATTCCAATAGTGGCCGTTGCTATCTCACGCCCACAGCCCTTGAGAACGATACGGTAGAGATCGTTAACTAATGGTTCAGCAGCTCTGGACACCACCAGGAACAGTGCAGGAAGAGACGGTACAGATAGGTCGTGTCAATCCCGACGTGACCAGGGAGACCGCCTTTTCGTACGCCTTCACCTTCACTTACAAAGGTAAGGTCAAGCGGCTTCAGGTTGTTGCCACTGACGGTGACAGGCGCTCGGAGATTGAGGACAAGGCCGCTGAGGTGGCAGAGAGGTGGGTGCGGGAGTTGGACGGTCGGGACCATAAGAGAGCACCGACTGAGGACGAGAAGAAGCAGATAGGCAAGATTCTAAACGATATTCTCTTACATCGGAAGAAGCGGACAGCTAGTTCTACTGGAGATATTTACTTTAAGGGGAGGAAATGACACAACAACAGTCCATCATTATCGGTAAGCTGACCACGTCGCCGCAAGAGATGCTGGAGTCTGTCCTGGCTCTGATTCAGCAGGACGAGAACGTGCGGCTCAAGATAGTGAACGAGATTCAGTCTGTGCGTTTACAGCGACTGTCTACTGAGATGGAGGCAAAGGCAGCCTCTAACGGGAGTGTCAGTATCGAGGAGGGCGCCGCTGAGGAAAGTGGGCTTGTCACGGCGGATACCTTAGAGTAAGAACGCTTAGGGGAAGACTCGTTCGCTGGACACTGAAGAAAACCTATAGGAGGTGTATTATTCCTAAGCATGGTCCGCGTTCAAAACCTCACGGGAATTTGCCGAAGCCTAAAAAGAAACGCGTGGGAGCCAAAAAGGGTAAGGGCAAGTAGTCATGACGACTGGTGTGTTTCAAGGAAGAAGCAGAGAAGAGATAGCTGTAGCTATTGGCGAGAACCTGGGAGCCATATTCCTGTCTACTATGACGGCTCAAGGCACTGCCACCACGCTCATTGACTCCACCTTGGTAGGGGGAGACGACGACCACAACGGTAGGTGGGTGCGGTTTACGTCTGGTGCCAACGATGGCCGGATACGCCGCGTGAGTGACTACGTGGCATCTAGTACCACTGTCACTATCGACGCCACTGGAACGGCTCTAACTCAAACTGAGTCTGGTGATACCTACGAGCTTTGGGACGAGGAGTACCAGCCCGAGAGTGTTCACAGGGCCATTGAGCAAGCAGGTGTGGACATAACGGGGATAGCCTTTGACCCGATTGAGAACACGTCTCTGCACGGCGATAAAGCCACTGCCCGTTTTGACGTTCCCTCCAACATCTACATGGTTCGGGCCATCGACTACCGCTCCAGTGTGACTGGTACGACTATCCATGCGTGTGACCGGGTGTTTGACGAGACCACGGACTCGGACTTCACTCAGGCTGTTGACGACCAGGACTTTAAGTTAGGCAAGTCTCTGAAGATAACAGTTGCCGCAGGTGGCTCTGCCGGAGACTTCGTTACTGACTCGATTAGCTCCCTGGACTTGTCCCGGTACACGCACCTGGAAGGCTGGATTAAGTCCACGGTGGCACTAACGGCGGCTGACTACAAGGTCCACCTGGACAACGGCGCTGTACTGGCTGACGGGACGGACAAAGAGAGTCTGGACATGCCTGCGGCCAGCGCCGATATCTGGACGTACTTCAGTGTGAAGCTAGACAACCCGGAGGACGATACAGCTATCATCTCCATTGGCCTAGAGATGGATCAGGACAAAGACGCTCACACCGTCTGGTTCGATCAGATACAGGCTGTCAACACCAACACGGCCAGGTGGAATAGGTTGCCGAAACACTTATGGCACCTGGAGCGGGAGTCGGCCGCTATCATTCTGACTACTGGCGGCGTGAACGTGGTGGGCTACAGTCTACTCAAGCTGATTGGCGGTGACAGGCCGGTGTTGCTCAGCGCCGATGCCACCACCACAGAGACCCATGCCAGCTATATCATCTACCGTGCCACAGGGCTACTCATGGCAGCCAGGGGTGGTGGCCCTAGCACCGATCCTGAGAACAAGGGTAACCGTTCTGGCGCCTGGTTCGGGCTAGCTGAGCAGGAGAAGAGGCGCTTCGGGCTGCTCCAAGACGTTAGGCTGGTCCGGTGAGAATAGTTAGTGCCGTAACCGATGTCCCCAGTGCCGCCACGGCAGTACGGATACTGAATACCAAGGACAAGATAGGCTGGATTAGGTTCACGGCGCCTACAGCGAATACAGGACTTACCTACGTGGGCGACAGCACGGTAAGCGCCACTAAGGGATACGTTCTAGGGGCTGCCGGTGGTGTGGACGCCTCCATAGAGCTGGACTTTCGGCCTGGTACGGTCACAGCAGACACTCTCTGGATAGACGCGGCTACTAATGGTGACGATGTGAGTTGGCTAGCAATAATAAGGTGACGTTATCGCTCAGCGCGTAGTTGGCCAAAACGAGGTGTTCATCGATGAGACTCTCTATCCCATCACTCGTCCCGTGCAGTCTGCCCTCTCCTCTGTTTACCCTCCCAAGCTGGTCATAGGGGACACGGATAAGGACAGCGGGCAAGGGCTGTCGGTACTTGCCATGGGGGACTGGCGAGAGGGCATCGGGCTGAACAAGATGAAGGGCGCAGCGGACGTTGCCCGTGCTTGGTGGTCCACCTGCCAGCTCCGTTACCAGGGGCATCTAGTCCTGCCGCCACTGGCCACAACTACAGCAGCCTCTGGGGTCAGTGGGGATTTTACAATAGGGGCTATCAATGAGCTTGCTGATGAAATATACGTTGCGTTTGGAACCTCTGTCCATAAGTTCAACAACACCAACGACTCCTGGGGCAGTTCCTTAGACACTCTGCCTGCCGTTGCTACTGACGCCATCAACATTCGTCTCGGTGATACTATCTACCTCGTATTCGCCACTACTGGCGGTTATACCTACACCTCAAACGGCTCCTCCTGGACAGACGATACCAAGGATGCCAAGTACCTGGCCTTCTGGGATGACCGGCTCTGGGGAATCGACAACACAGGCCAACTTTGGTTCGCGCTTGCCGTCGGCACAGAGACAGACGATGCTCAGCTCCCTCTCCCAGATGGATACGTGACAGACCTGTTTGTGGCAAGAGACGCCTCTGGTGAGCCCATCCTGTACGCAGCCACCAAGGTCGGTCTGTTCGCTCATGATGCAGCCAACAGTCGTTTCGTGGAGACCGAATTAACTCTACCCTTCCATGATAACGCTGGTCAGGGCTGTGTGAAGTGGCGGGACTCCGTGTACATGCCTACAGGACTGGGCATCTACAAGTTCATCAATGGCTCCAACTCAGCGGTCATCACCATCATGGGGCCGGATCGCGATGACGGCCTACCCTCGGACAAGCGCGGGGTTATCGCGCAACTCGTTGGTACTCACAACGACCTACTGGCCATCACTGACGCTACGACCGCTCCAGGCAGTTTGGACCTATATGCATCTGGAGAGTCCCATGTCATAGAACCTGACGCGGGGTTCTCTGAGATTCTAGCCTGGAACGAGACCGGTTGGGAGGTACGGTGGCTGGGAGGGTCTACCACCAATGCCATTGACTACGCCCACGTGAGCAGCGCCTACAGCAAATACCGCCTCTGGTGGGCGTATAACGAGCGTGTCTTGCACATGCCCTTGCGGGTAGACATCATCAACCCCAACGAGGTCTCAGACTTCATCTACGCGGCCTCCGGGGAGTTGGAGACGCCTTGGTTCACGGCGGGCCAGTCGGAGGTAGAAAAGCTCATGCTACGACTGTTGGTAGAGGCTGGGGACATGTCGTCCTCCGAGACGATAACTCTTTCCTACGGGATAAACTTTGCTTCCAACTACACGTCCCTTGGGACTATCACCTCGGACGGCCTCACGACCTACCAATTCCCCGACAGCACCACACCCACCGGCACAGTGTTCCGCTCCATTCGGTTCAAGATAGAGTTGGCCCGCGGGAGCACCACTACTCTAAGTCCTGACCTACTCTCCCTCACCATGGAGTATCGTAAGAAGCTACCGGCCAAGTGGGGGCACACGGTTGAGCTAGATATTCGCGATAGGTACAAGGACAATACTGCAAAGGTGTTACGCTCCAACCTACGCACGGCTATTGAGAGCACCAGCTTGGTAGAGTTTACCTTCCGTGACGATGACGGGAACACGAGGAACTGGTTCGTTGATGTAGTTTCTGCCACGGGCCTAGAGCGTACCGGGCATGATGAGACAGGTGTCAGTCGAGTGACGTTGGTTGAGAGATGACCACTCAAGCTCCAGCTCAGGTGCCGGAGGGCTTCTCAGGCTCTCTCCCTGAGTTCATCGTCCTGGCCACTCTCATTGAGTTAGGTAAGCGGCCTGGGGTGGATTTCAATTACCAGAGTGCATTGATGGGAGGCAGGCTGGAGAAAGGCGGGGTCATTGTTGACTTCCTTTTCTCTGACCCGCCTGATTTGGGCATCTCAGTATTAGGAGAGTATTTCCACTATGGGTTTGGCCCTGAAGCTAAGGCCCGTGATATTATGGCACGGGAACAGTTAGCCGCCTTAGGTATAACCTTAATTTTCATCGATGAGTCCGATGTGCTAAGTGACCCTCGCTTTTATGTACAGGCTGCGCTTCGTTATCGCGACCATAGCAAATTGACGCGAGGATAGATCGGATGAGGAAAGTTCGTCGCGCCTAACTTCTTATAACAACAAAGTGCTATGGGTCTGTCATGGGATGAGGCACTTGGAGGAGGTATATAATGGCCAACCAAATATTCAGTGGATTCCTATATGACGATGGGGGGGACGCTGTACCAAGCGCAACGGTAAACCTCTACGACCGCAATACGACCACTCCCTCCCGCGCCGACACCACGACCAACTCCGCCGGATACTGGACCATCAGCCATTCGACTGAGGGCCGCTTCGACGTGGAGATTACCAGCGGTTCCTCCAAGCGCCGCATCAAGTACGACGAGGAGCGCCAGTTCACGACGCTGGAGGTGGCCAACCTCAATATCCGCAACCCGGCCGACACCTTCGACTACAGCATCCTCCCTGCCGCCATAGTGGCAGACCGTGTTCTGACCCTACCGCTCATTACAGCCACTGATACGCTGCCTGCTATCGGGTTGGCTCAGACCTGGAGTGCTGTTCAGACTCACAGCGCCAACATCTCTTTGTCTGCCAATGCAGATATCGCCTTTACCGGCACTACCGGGACCAACGACATTGTCCTGACTAATGGGCTGGCAGATGCCTTGAGTATCACAGACGGGTCTGCTGACATTATCGTGGTTAACACGAGTACGTCAGGCAACGTGACCACGTTTACGTCTGCGCTCAGTGTAGTAAGTACCTACGATGCTGCCGCCACTATTTACCTACGAGAGAACGCAGGCACAAGCGGGACGATCAAGATTCATGCCGACCAGGGCACGAGCGTTACAGAGGCCGCAGAGTCAATTAATATCCTCTCTGACGCTGGTGGAGTTGGAATCAGAAGTACGGCGAATCTAGCAAAGGCGATTAATTTAACAAGCGACGGTGGAACTACGGGTTCCATTGCCATCTTTAATGATCAGGGCACGTCTGTGGCGGAGGGAACTGAGTCCATCTCGATCTTATCCGATGATGGTGGGGTAGGGATTCGCAGTACCGCAAACCTTGCAAAAGCCATTAATTTAACAAGTGATGGTGGGGCTACTGGGTCGATTGCAATTTTCAATGACCAAGGTACTTCTGTAACAGAAGGTGCAGAGTCAATATCGCTTCTGTCTGACGTAGGGGGTGTAGGTATCCGGTCTACTGCCAACCTTGCTAATGCGGTGAATATCACGGTAGATGGCGGAACCACCTCTACTATGACGCTGTTCAACGACCAGGGCACGGCGGCGACCGAGGGGGCTGCGTCCATACAGCTACTGAGTGATGCGGGTGGGGTCAACATCAAGTCCGGGTTGAACGGCGCCAATGCCATTCTCCTAACGGCAGATGGTGGCACATCTGAGACTATTGTTATTCACGCGGATCAGGGGAGTGGCACAGGATCAATCGAACTCCTGTCTGACGCTGGGGGGATAGAGCTAGACGCAGGCACAGATATCATCCTTGACGCGGGCGGGGCAGACATCTTCCTCAAGGACGACGGTACTCTGTTTGGGACACTTAACAACAACAGCGGCGAGTTACTCATCAAGTCCAGTTCGTCCGGCACCACAGCCGCCACGTTTAGCGGGGCCAACGTCACGTTTGCAGGGACGGTAGATGCCACCACCGACTTCACGATTGGAAGCACGGTAATTACAGACGATGTAATAACCTTCACCCCAAGCTCTAGCGATACCGTAACGCTAACCTCGTCTACGAATGGAGCCTTTTCACTTGTAACAGTTGATGATGCCGCAGCGGCGGCTAACATTCAGATTACTGCCGATGGAACTGTAGATATTGATTCAGCGGGGGTTCTCACTCTGGATTCCGGGGCAGCCATAAATATAGAGCCTGCCGGTGGCTCTGCCATCCTGCTGGATGGAACTATTAGTATAGATGCCGGTGTAGTGACAGGGGTGGCAAGTATCTTTCAAACCGATGTAAAAATCGGTGAGGATGATGAGACCAAGATAGATTTTGAGACTGCTAACACTATTAATTTTTATGCAAACAACGCTAAAGATTTAGTTCTATCTGAAAACGCTTTAACTCCTGGTACAAGTGACGGCACCGCCCTAGGAACTGCATCTCTGATGTGGTCTGATCTGTTCCTAGCAAGCGGAAGTGTGGTCAACTTTAATAATGGGGATGTAACACTCACTCATTCAGCGAACACGTTAACCTTTGACGGCGGCGGCATTGTCTTCAATGAGGCACTAACCCTTGATGGTGACCTCGACTTTACCGGGCCACAAGCAATTACCACTACGTCTGGGGAGATAACGCTAAACGCGGCTGGCTTCGGTGTCATTATCCCTGATGCAGATGGTCTCGTAATCGGTCATACGGCAAAGGTAGGCGGGAACGAATTTCAAGTTCTAGGCACTGGTGGCGATGACAGCAGGATGTCGCTGGGTAGGTGGTCAGCGGATGCAGCCTCTCCACTTCTTGATTTCGTGAAATCCCGTGACCCTGCGATTGCTGATGGTAGCTTCGCCGCCGTTGAGGACAATGACACGGTGGGTTATCTACGCTGGAAAGTCGATGATGGTGTAGATTTTGATACCGCCGTGGCTCAGATATATGTAGAGGTAGACGACGCTGCCATTGCACAGAGTCAGATAGGCGGGGCTATGGTCTTTCTGACAGCTAGCGGTACTGTCAGCGATAACATGACCGAGCGGATGCGTATCGACGCCGCTGGGGTGGTCACGATACCTGGCAACCTCGACCTAGACTCAACCGGCACCATCCTCAACGTTGGCGCAGCCGCTAGTGAATGGACGGCAAATAGGGTCAACCTAGAGGGCAGCAACGCGGGGGGGACAAGTGAACTGCGTGTATACAATACCGACAACAGTGATGTTGGTTCTAAAGCTCGTTCAACCATAGTGTCTGGCGGGGCTAATGCAGGAGACCCCTATGTCCTGATGGCTGTTGCTGGCGGGGTTAGTAACTTTACCATTGGCATAGATAACTCCAACTCTGATATGGCTGTTATCTCTCGTGGTGGTAGTCTTGGTACTAATGACGCTTTGCGTATCACCGACGCTACGCCTCCAGTCATCACCTACAACACAACCCACCCGACCGGTACGTTTGACTACGTGTGTGAGTCCTGTGGGCGTCATGAGGGAGCGCGGTTTACGTGCTGTGGGAAAGTCGAGTGGCACGACGACGTGGCTCTGGCTGTCCGAGTCCTTACAGGTGACGCAACCGCTATCGACCAGATGTCCCTCATGGGCGTGATGGAGCAGACTAGGGACAACGACGGTGTCCCTGAGATATTCACCGTGCTGGGTGCAGACGTTGCTTTCGCTTGGTCAATGTCGGCTCAGAACCGCCGACTTATAGACGGTCAATACGCCCAGCTAGACCGGCGCATACGAAACTTGGAGGCAGCATAATGGCAGAGACTTACACTGACGACATGTACGATCACGCTTCGCAGATGAGGCAGCCTTGGACAGAGGCTATGAACGCCGCTATAGCACTCAACAGCAAGGACGACTACTCAGCCGCCAAGCAGGTGTTACTATTGGCGGCAGCAGCCCCAACAGTAGCTGCCCATGATCCAGCCACTTGCACCGTTTGTGCGAACTTCGAGGGGAACGTCAGACCTCCTGAGCCGCCACTGTGAGTGGCCGCAAACGCCAACAGTCCCATTACACGGGGAGGCATAGTACATGCAAGAAGGTATAACCGACGCCGATCTCCAGATGCTGCTATCGGCCAATCCACTGGCTGCCGAGCAGTTGCGCCGCATCATAGCCGAGCGGAATCGCACAGAGCTACAGGCAGAGATCGACGCTCTGAAGGCATCGGCTAACAGTGTTGGCACTGAGGTCGATGTAGCTAACAACAGCAGTGAGTTAAAAACAATGGTGCAGGTGGCGGAATAAATGGCAACCACAGTCGTTGCAGCGACCGCAAAGATTACCGTCTCTGTCGAACTCGCGCTAGACGGGGTTGACTACGGGACCAAGCACGTTCAGATCGTGCCCGCCGTTACTGAGGTCGCCCACAGGGTCGTTGAGGTTATGTGGTTCTAGGTGTGTAATGCACGACCTGCGCTGGGGGTTCTTCGAGAGATTTGATAGTCGATGGAGACGGTGAGGCATGAACAACTGAGGGAGATTCTTGCCCTCCAGGTACTGCCGGAGCTCAGGGAGCTTCGACGGCGGCAGACAGTGCTACAGGCCACCATCTGGACAGGCATGGCATTGATCCTGGCAGGAGTAGTAATATTACTGGGACTGATGGGGGTGTTAATTGGAAGATAACAAGGAGGTGCCAAACCACGGGAGTCGAAAGAACGGCAAGGAATCAGTCACGTTGTCAGGACGTGAGTTGATCCAGCTAGTTATCTTTACTCCCGTGGTTTGACCCGCCTTCACTTGGTTGTTCCTGGCTGCGCGTATAATATGGTCTGCGAGTAGCAACCCGGAGACACTGGACAATATTGAAGGTCTCCTCACGGCACTCGCAGTGATCACGATACCTGTGAGCGCGGGTCTAGCCAAGATATTCGAGAGCGCCAAGGGTGACAAGGAATGAAGAAAATTAAGCTCGTCATAAAAGAGCGCGAAATCAGGTTTCCGCGGATACCGTTTGTCGGCATCACGCTGCCGCTTAACCTCGCGTTCAGGTTGCCATCTCTCCAGGGACTGAGCTTCGGTCGCAACACCAAGGCGATGATTGGTTTCACGATGCTGATTTCCGTGATGGTCATCTCAGGGGCGGTGTATTTTGCCATCAAGGGCATATCTCCGGCTCCTGTCTGGCCCCAGAGCGCCAGCTACAATGCGTCGGTCGCTCAGGGCCTCGGTCAGGAACAGATAGGCGTCGGCATGGAAATACCAGATGATGTCCAGACCGGCACCATGACGCTGGA